AGATCAGTGGGGGGCGTGTCTGTTGCACCAATCTTCTACACTGCTTTCCGGTTCGTCGCTGATGACGTAGTTGGTGTTGATGTTCTCGTTGACGGTCGTTTCCTTCCACTGCGCCTGCGTCTTCAGCCAGAAGATCATCGCAGTGGTGTCGCCCGAAAGGCATTTCTTGTAGAGCGTCCCGCAGACCGATGCGTTGGCCTTGGCCTTCGCCAGATCCAGTTCGTCCCGATACCACTTGCGCAGGGTTTTCGCGTCGATACCAAGCACGTCAGCTACGATTTCCTGCGGCGTTCCAACCATTGTGTGCATCTGCACAGTCTGGCGCGTTGCCTCGGTCGGTTCGTGGGCTGGCCTGCCTGCGCTGCTACGCGGCATCGGCCACCGCCTTTTCTAGACGGGAAGAATGCATGTCGGCGTATGTCTGGCCAGTGGCTTCAGTATCTGCTGTATTTGGAGCGTGTGGGTCAGTGCTGCCCTGCCGCTGTGCCGACTGGTCGCCGGTCATCGCCTGCTTCACACGCTTTGGATATGGTTTCGCAAGTGGCAACACACGCGCCATCATGTCTGAGTCTAGAGGCATGAGGTAGCGATGCTTTCCGGGGACATTAACCACGGTCGCGTTTGGATCAATTCTTTGAGCACCGTGAATGTTTTGCACCAACCCTTTTGCGCCTATTGATCGTGGGTGCGTCAGTTTCCCCCGGATCATGTAAAACTTGGCCGCATCGCCTTGCCCGTTATATATCCAATTTCCTGCCTGATATATGCCGCCGTGATGGCCTTGCGATTGATCCGCAAACGAAACAATAAGCCGCAACTTTGGGTTTGAACGGATAAGAAATTTCATAGCAAACGATGCGATGCGTGAAACTGGGCTGTCGTGTTTCGTCAACGCAATGCGCACCAGTTCAACGCATTCATCTTGGCCAAGATTATACGGCTTGCCCAAATTGGGTGTCGCGCCACGGCCAAACAGTACAACACCGATGAATTTGCCGCGCTCCCACGCACCTACCTTGACCAACTTTCCCGCAGGCATACGTCCGCTGTAGTGCCAGTTTTCGCAGGCATACTTTGCGGCGGCATGAGTCGCCCAGTCTATGTGCAGGTCAGCCTTGGCCATGTTCCCTCAAATCAAAGTCTTGGCCGCAATGCGGGCAGTTCACGATCTTGGGGGCGAGTTCGTCCAGCTTGCCTTGATCGCCTTCCGTTCCTGGCGCGAACTCAGGCTCAAAGAAGACATTTGTTATCTCGTCCAGATTGAACCCGGTCAACGTCAGGTCGAATTTCATGTCCTGAAGGTCGGTGAATTCCAGCTTCAGCAGGTCAATGTCCCAATCGGCAAACTCGGCCACCTTGTTGACACTCAACCGGAATGCCTTGATCTGCGCATCGGTCATGTCATCGGCCAGGACAACGGGTATCTCAGTCAGTCCCAGCTTCTTCGCAGCCTTCAGTCGCAGATGACCGTCAACGACAGTCCCGTCTGACTTGGCCACGACAGGGACGCGAAAGCCGAACTCCCGAATTGCCGCCGCAACATCGTCTACCGCGTGGTCATTCTTGCGAGGATTGCGGGCATACCCGACCAGTCTGTCGATGGGCCATGTCTCAAATTCCAGCATCAACCGCGAGACCTCTGCTCAACATGGCGTCGGACCTTCTCCTTGTCGTCGGGGGTGATGTAGTAGCCATGCCACCAATCAGTCTGAATCTTTGCGCCTATGGGTTGGAGTTTCTTCCGCACTCTGCATACGAAGACGCACACAATCTTCGGGTCGGTAGCGTCTGTAGCTCCGGGGCGCTGGGCTGCGTGGTGCAGCATCTCGGTTGATGGGCGGTCGTGCTTCATCAGGCAGTTGAACACCCGCTGTTCGGCGGGCGTCAGTTCATCCAGAACGATTGATCCCGCAGAGCCAGACAGCATGTCCTCAAGCTGGCGATTTCGTTCGCGGAGTTCTTCGATCTCGTCGTAAAGGGATTGGGAGCTTGGCGCCGCCAGACCCATCAGCCATTCACCCCGTACTCAGCCTTGACCGATTCCCAGTTGAAGCCGTGGCCGAACTGGCAGGCCCGCTTGTTCGGGTCCACGATCAGCATGGTCCATGTCTCGCCGTTCTCGGATGCCAGGACCGACAGCATGTGCATGACCTCGATGGGCGATCCGTCTGCGTTCATGCCGATCTTCACCGGCACCACAGCGCGCAGGACTGGCTTCTCGCCGTGCCGGGTGGCCAACTGCTCCAGCGCATCGTCGTAAGGGGCGCAGGGCGCAGCCATGACAGGGGTGCAGGCGATGAATGGAAGGGCAGCAAGTGCGAGCAGCTTCATGGCGTGTCTCCTGTGTTGCGGGGACGCCCAACCCCACCAGACGCACTGATGGAGGTTGCTTGACTGACATAAAACCACATGCAGGACAGGGAATCAACCCCGTTCGTGCGGGGAGTGGTTGGGAATTCCCTTAAGATTTTCCCAATCTCCCTATTGACCATTAGGACCATTGGTCCTATATTCAATTCATCAACAAGGGAGAAAGACAGATGACCAAGGCAACATTCAGCAACGGCTTCACCGACACCTACAAGGGCCACCGCGACGTCAAGGCCGCTTGGGCCATCATCCTGAAGTCAACTGGCGAGACGCTGAACAGCGGCCACAGCTTGGACGCACAGAAGGCCGACAAGACAGCCCGCAACAACCTCCGGTACACCAAGACGGATTGTGGCATTGTCACCCCGTTCCTGAGCATCCCCGGCAAGACGGTCTCACATATCGAGTACGTTCTGAAGGAGGCCCGCGCGCAGGGCTACACCGGCAAGGCCCACGGTCTTCGCGCCTTCGTCATGGCCCACAACGCAAAGGTAACAGACGCCATCCTCCGCGAAGTTCGGATTGAAGTCATCAACCTTTGACCAGAGTTGCCGGGGCTTCGGCCCCGGCTTCTACCTCACACCACACAGGAGAAAGACAGATGATCAGCCAGTATCAAACCAGCCGCCAGACCTTCACCGCCGAAGACTTGGCATTCGTAAACGACATTCCCGGCTACCTTCGTTCGGTCGAGGCCGTCATGGTGAACGGTGACAACGAACTGGACGGGTGGAAGCTGACCGCGCACCGCCCTGAATACCGCGAAGCCCTCAAGGCCATCCGCGCCGGTATTGAGCGGCGGGACAGCATGGCGAAGATCCGCGCCGCCGCCCGCGCATGACCGTCAAGGAATTCAGGGCGCGGCATTCCCTCACCGGGGCCGCGCTCGCTTCCCTGCTTGGCGTCGAGGCCCGCACTGTCCGCCGCTGGGAGCAGGAGACCGGTCCAACTGCCCGCCAAGCCCCTGCGCCCGTCCTGCGCCTGATCTGGCTCATGGATCGACACGGGATCGGGCTGCTTGATGGTTGCCCTTGTCCAAAACCGTCAGACCCCGGATCAGTTCCCGCCGCTCCTGACTGTCATTCACCAGCCATCCGGGGAACTGCAACAGCCCGCACACGTCCGTAATCACCGACCGCTGCATCGGGGACAGGCTGGCCTGCATCTTCCGCAGTGCCGCCTGTTCCTCGACCAGATCTGACATACCGCCGCCCGTCGCAGCTCCGGAACGAATGCCGGGGTTCTCGCTGCACAGGCGATACAGCCGCCCGAAGCGGAACGCTGCACCCCATTCCCCGTCATCGATCTTGCCTGCGCGCCAGAGGAAGTCGAAGCCCGTGGCGCTGGCGTCGTGCCTGCCAGGTGCGTCACAGATCGCCGCTGCCAGCAGCTTCCGGGCCTGCGTCTCCGGTGTCCCGTGGTCCCTCTGGCTAACCCTGCGGTGGCGTCTGTTCTTCTCCCGGAGCTTCACGCCGTGTGAGTGTGTCTTGCGCTTTTTCATCCGCCGACCATCTCCCTGTAACAGAGTTTCCCGGAATCAAATTCCAGCCGCACACTGCCGCGCTGGCAGTCATAGGCTTCAGCGTCCCGGACCTTCCAGGATATGGCCTTGAACCCCTCCGCGTCCGTCCGGTGAACCGTCAGGCCGAGCGCGGGCTTGTTCGCAAATGCCGCGCTGTCTGCGATGTCGTAGCCAAGGGGGGGCTTGTCATCCTGCATCTTCTTCGGGTGCGCCACCAGCATGATATGGCAATCAAACTTCGCTGCCCATTTGCGGATCATCGTCAATGCAGCGTTGATGTAATTGGTCAGGCTCTCACCCTGTGCCGGAAAGTGCTCGATCTCGTTCCACGGGTCAATGACGATCAGCTTGCATTGGTCCCGGACGGCGAGGGTGTGAATGACCGTGCGCAGCCAGCCGAGTTCGAACGCATCCTCGAAGGTTTCGTCAAGTTGCACGATGCGCCAGTTGCGATCCAGTTTCTCATGCAGGAAATCAATGTCCTTCGGGAATGCCGATCCGCACTCCAGAGACGCAAGCTGACGCCGCACACGCTCCGGGTGGCTTTCCATCATCAGCAGCCCGCACCGAATGTCGTTCGCCTTCACCAGCCGATGCGCAAGCCATGTGGCGAAGGTGCTCTTGCCCGTTCCCGGCGTTCCGGTCAGCACTGACAGCGCGCCAACCTCAAATGCGGCAATCCGGTTGATGGCGTTTACGTCCGTTTTCAGGATCGTGCGGCGCGGGCGCGGCGGAAGGTCGGAAACCCCGGTGATGATGCTGCCCGGTGGGTTGACCGGCTTCGCCTCCTGGATGCACTTCGCCAGCGCGCCCTCGCCATGCTCCCGCAGCACATCGTTGGCGTCCTTGCAGCCGTCCGGCCACTTGGCCCAGCGCACGTCATGTCCGTCAAGCAGGTTCGATACCGCCTTCAGGAATGAATGCCCGACCGGGTCGTTGTCCGCCGCGATGACGACATGCGGGCTGTTGCGCAATGCTGTCTCGTTGCGAATAAGCGGTTCCATCTTCGCCCCGCCGTTGACGGTTTCCAGCCCTTCGGTCCAGCCATCGGGGATAGAGACGGAGCGAACAGATCCAGCCTGGATGCAGGCCAGCGCGTCAAACTCGCCTTCGGTGATGACAACCGGACAATCGGTCAGGGTGGTGTCGTACAGGCTGTCGGCGTTCCACAGGTCGCGCGTCCAGCCCTTGTCCGCCGTGAAACGCTGGTCACCTTCGAGAAGCCGGTACTTTCGGCCCAGCACTTCGCCAGCCTTGCGATACGGGAGCACTACGCCAACCTTGCCGCTCCGCCCCTGCATCCCGACGATGCCGAACGTCGCCGCCAATTCGCTGTCGATGCCCCGCGCCTCGATCCAGTCGTTCCCCTCTTGCAGCACGTTCCTCGTCATCTCCGAAACTCCATCCGCAGTGGTGGCAGTGTGCGAGCAGGGTGCCCGCCTTGATCGAAACACTCAAGCACTTGTCCCGCTTTTTCTTCCGGTTGGGGGAGCACTCAGGACACGTTGTCCGGTGGTCCCCGTCGGTCGCCGGGCATTCAATCCGCGCCTTGTTCAGCAGGTCACGCATTGGTCACGTCCGGGATTGAGAGTCCATTGGTGTTCAGCGAACCGTCACGGGACTTGAGTGATGCCATAATGAAACTCACCGGCTCGGAAGCCTGGGCGCGCTGCGCTCTGGCCATCGCATCGAAGACCGCAGCATCGCCATGGTCCTTTCGCCACTTCCCGATGAGTGAACGCGCCTGCCGTTCGTTCTGTCCGCCCTTGGTCAGCAAGCGGACGCCAGCGTCGAAAGTCACCTTGACCGGATCATGCGACGCTTCGGCGTCCGTTTCTTTAGAAACGGCTCTTTCTCCTTCCCTTCCTTTCCCTTCCCTTCCTTTCCCTTCCGCTTTACAAGATTGACTTTCCGTGGGGCACGCGTCATCCACGCGTGGGGCACGCGTCAATTCCCCTTTGTTATCAGTGTGTTGCTGCGGAGAAGGTATCTGACTTGCGGATTCCCGGTTGTTGATGACCTGATGCCGGTCCCATGACGGAATGCACCCGTAATCCACGCGTCCGTCACTGTACTTCTCGACAAATCCACGCGTGGCCAACGCGTCGAGCACGCGTGAAAAGTCCACGTTGTCATATGGCAGAATGGCTGCACCAAGCCGTCTTGGTCGCCACTTGAAACGGCCCTCCCTGTCGCACTGCGTCCACAATCCGATGAACGCCAAGCGGATAGGCAAGCCCGTTTCGTGTTCAAGGTCAAAGAGCACTTCGTGGAGAAAAAGTTCGGGCTTCACGGTTCTGATGCGGGCCATCAAGCAGCCTTCCTGTCAATGTATCGAGGGTCATTCATCACGGCTTTCAACCGGGCGGCGTAGAACGGCACAGCGTCCTTCATACCGGAGTCATTGCACTCCACCAGACAGCGCCAAAGCCACTCCGCCATGAACCGGGTGGGTATGTCGAACGGTGCCTCAGCCATTCGCGTCAACAGCCTCGACCGTGATCGTGAACGGCCCGTCTGTCACAATAGCCCGGTCGTCCACGCAGAATTTCATGGAGTCGTCCACGATGACCCGCATGGATTTCAGCAGGTCTTTCGTGGCCTTCCAGTAGTTGTCCAGATCGGCATTCGCCCTGTAGGGGACGGCCATCGTCAGGCGGACCTGTCCGGGGAACATGACCCGGCCCTGAGCGATCAGTTCATTGCCAGCTGCGCGCTCCCATGTCTTGTAACGCTGCGTCTTGGCCCGTCCCGGCCCCCTTGCGTTGCGGAAGCATGCGGACAGTGCAGGCGGCTTTGGCAATGTATAGGTGACAGTCATCGCAGGTATCCCT